GTTTATTGAGCACTACAAGCAGTACTTCGACCCACACGTTTATGAGGAAGAGGACGTGATGTTTCAAAAGGGAAGAACCTGGCTGTCCTATACAGACAAGTCGGGTGGCGACAAGCCCATTACAATCATGCTCGTGGGTCTCATTACAGACAATCTTGTAATGGATCTCAAGGAGGCTGTGGCAAAGCTCTATATGAGAACATGCTGGGAGTGCAAGAAGGAGTTCAAGCACAAGAAGTTTGCATTATGTGAGGTGTGTAGGAATAAGGAAGGCTATTAAGGATCCCCGGGGTCCTCATCCCGAACCACTACCACTGGTTCAGGAGGTTCACGAGGTTTGAGACGACAGATATAGGCGGCGACAAACATACCAAGGAACGATGCTATACCTATGACAATACCACCAACATCCATTACTTTTTCCATTGGTCAAAGTATAAATGGCAGTCAAGTCTGAGGGATTGAAGTTCAAGTATTCGCTGTATTCCGCCCTTGCGTTTTTCCTTGTGGCGAACCCTGTGACCTTTCGCTTCGTGAACTCATTTATTGCGGGTGTCGCAAACAATGGGTGCCCTACGGCGTTTGGGTTCATGCTTCATACCCTCGTGTTCTTCGTGGTGCTGTATGGTCTGATGAGTCTGCCGAGCGATCGGGAGTAAAATGGATCTTACGCAGGCTCTGAGATTGACTTCACAATGAATATCTACATCGTAAAAGGAACTGACGAGAGGAGTGGTTACAGTGACTTCCTATTCAACCTCACGACTACAGGTGTACTCCATAGCATCGGTCGTTTGGTCTATGACTATCTGGAAGAGACTCAAGATTACCATACTACGAATCCAGCATCAAGTCTTACTGAACAAGACATTACAAACGCACTTAAAACTGACCAGCCTATCATCGTGTTACATCCGTTTAAGATCTATGTGACTATAGACATTCTTGGACCATGAACGACGAGTTTTACGACGCCCAAGGGTCCTTGTGGCCCGCCCACCAACCGAATACCATGTTTCAATCTCACCGACTCCCTTTGTATTCTTGAATGTACCGCCAGTCAAGACCAATACCTCTTCGCCCTCAGCAAGTAGTTCTGCAAGACGTGTCTTAATCTGTGGCCACAACTCATCTAGGGTATAGTCCCTCTCTTTTTGAATCGGCTTGCTGTTTATCTTTCTCAGTTCTTCCTTGACTTTATCCGTAAGCGTAAACTCAATACTTCTTGTGCTTAGCCACTTGGCATTCTCAAGATGTATCTTGAATAGATTCCCAACCTTCTTATTTGCCTCCCAATCGTGTTCTACAAACTGCTCAGCCATCTCCCGTGATGGGCTTGTAGACACAAAGGGCTTCCTATTGTCAATCGTGGTGTCCTTTTTAGCCTGACCCCTATAGACAATCCTACTGGTAGTTGACCCATACTTTTTGATGATATCTGCAATCTCCTGCGCATTATTGCAGTTGTAGTAGATTGCGATATAACAGACCAGTACCGCTTCTTCTCGCGGTGTAAGTCTCATTACTTACGGCTGCGACGAGTTTTGCGACGACGAGTCTTCCTACGGCCACCACTCGGGTCTCCTTCCTCCTCAGGGTTCTGACCTGAGTCCACGCTGACTGGAAACTGTCGAGCCAGCAGCTCGTAGAGTTGAGACTCATCGTACTCGCCAACCTTAGCCAAAAATGACTTTTCCTTGTAGACCTCAACATCGTCTTCTGTAATCGTGATACTCAGTGTGGGGTCGGCAGACGTCTTCAGAGTATACTTTCCCTCCTCCTTTTTCACTGAGAACGCTCCACCCGACGGCAAGGCGAGCTGGGATGAACCGCGAGTAATAGAAAGTGCTGTTTCAGTGTCCGATGGGATATTGATTTGCCACTTACCAGCCGAAGCACGAAAGGGAAGCATTACTTATTGCGGCGACGAGTTTTAAACAGACGTTATGAATTCCCAATGAAGGTAAGAACATATTTTGCGCCATATTAAGTCATGAGCTATCAAACGGTCACGAGACTTCAACAGAGGAAAGAAGACCTTGTACTCATCCAAGTCCAACAACTCAAAGAACTTGTAGAGAATGTAGGAATAACTCAAAAAGTTCGTTCGATCGTTGGGGCAATACAGCAAAAAGGGAGCTTGAATCTCCTGAAACATCGCACGAACCTTCTCCTCTATTTCGGGGGTGATGGTTGGTGGCGGATTGCCGTTCAGACGACTCAGGATATGAGCGCGGTGCTCATAGTACTTGGATCGTCCCAACTTCTTCAGGATCTGACGAATGTCCTCCTCAGACAGGTCGGCAATGTTGTCAATCCTACGCTTACGGATCTCAAGCACAACCTCATTCATTACCTCCTCAGGAATGATTGTAGACTCCTTTGCCTGAAACTGGTTCAGGATCTCATTGAGGTGGTTGATCTTCTTGTACGCATAGTTGTTCCGCTCCTTGGGAGGATCACGGAACGAAGGGAAGTCAGACACAACCAGGGCATACTCCTCAGAGCCACAGGAAGGACAGACAAGGATACCTTCAGAGCTGATCTCCTCACGAGCCACATTACATGCATTGCAGTGTTCTGTTAGTAGCTGTGTCGCTTCTGACGTATTTGTCAGCTTCATACGGGTCACGTACTCATCGAACATCTGCTTCTTTGACAATCCAGTGTCCGTAGGCACATTTGCGACAAAGAACTTCAAGAACGTATTGGACTCTTTTGTAGGGGGAGTTGATTGAGAAGTCGTGGTGTCCTTCCCGTAATAATCAAGTAAGATATCCATGTTTTTCATATAGTACTCCTCAATCGGGTTTACTCTGGCAAGTTCCTGTTCTGTCTCGTGAATCTGCGAATCTACTTGTGAACACTTTACGATTTCAGTCAAGTCAAATGAGTTACTAAGAGTCTCACGTTGACTTCGTAATTCATCTAGTCTACGCTTCAGCTCCTCGTGTTTGTTTGATGAGTCACGAAGACCCTGAACTTGGTCTTGATGAACGGAGTCCAAGGTTCCCATTGATCCACTAGCTCCTGGATCCCGAGTTTTCCTGACTCTGAAGACGTCCATTTACAAACTCTTCAGTCTGCTTCCTGAAGACCGTATTTGAAAACATGCATGGCCGTTGCTTTTTCAACGCATCATAGGTTTTTGTGTAATCAAGACCGAAATGTGTCGTAACATACGTCAATGCCAGGAAGGCAGATCGGTTGATCCCACACTGACAATGAACGAAGATGGTTCCATCTCCTTGACGCAAAAAGTCCGTCAATGTATCCTCAAAACCAGGATACCAGTCTAGAATGTTATGGTTTGGAGTATCCAGTGCACCAATGCACGCATACCTTGACATGTACCGATCCCGAAACCAACGAGGAGAGTCCCCAGGAAATGCGCAGTTGATTACGTGAGTGATGTTGTACTTACTGCAAAAAGAAGGTGTTAGCATTTCTCCCGCTCCAACCAGGATTCGAGAGTAAAACCATGCAGGTGGCTGTGTCATATAGATGGGCTTGAGACCCTGGAACTGCATACTATTAGTAGGCGGGTTGTCTTTAACCGAACCTCTCACGCATCTCCGAGTATGTCATTGGTGTATTCCTGTGACTAGCAAGAACATCGAGTTGCTGCTTCAAGGTCATATTGGTCGGACACGCAATAAACTCGTCTCTCTTCCGTTGAATGAGTGCTGCGTGTGCTTCATCGGCGTCCTTCTTGGTGTACTTCTTCTCCCACTCATCATATCCATTGCGGGCGATGAACTGAACCTCACGACATGCCCACTCAAAGTGCTTGTCGTTCAGGTAATCCTGAGGATGTGTGAGATTGTCCTTGATCTCCAGCATCTTCACGTCAGTTGTGAGACTGAAGAATCCACCACTGGGTTCGTGCTTGATATAGTCCCAACCATCGAGGGTCTTGTTGGTGGCTTCCATGACTGCAGCGATCATGATTGCTTCGGAATCGGTGAGGGTCAGCATTTTATTGTCATAGGTTATCATCATGTGCATCCATTTTAGCTGACAGGATCTTTGCTAGTGTCATTTCGTTCTTGAAGATCACGTCTGGATGTAAGGGTGTGCGTTCTTCTTGAATGTATCCACCTGAGTGTTCAAAGTGAATCCTCTGAATCTCTTTCATATGTTTGAACTGGTAGAAGACCCAATGAAGACCCATGTACTTTGGTCTTGACAGTTCAAACTTATTGTCCTTGGTGAGTCCTACTCTTCGCACAAGACCTGATTCAAGGCATCGGGTCAATATATACATACATCTATCTTGTGAGGGCACATCAAACACTTCCCAATGATGGTCTGATGCAATACGCTGAAACTCTGGAACAAGTTCATCGATGAGTTTGAAAGCAACCCTTAGGTTGTAGAATCCGTAGAATGAATGCCAGAAGGGAAAGGGGCGGTGAAGAACATCATAAATGTAGACACTACACTTAGGACAGTCTTTGATACTCATTTTGATACAGCAGTTAAAAATTATTGTGGTGTTGGAATCCGTTTTACGCACTTACCACTCAGTCTCACGCTGATAGGCCTTCTCGCCATCATCGTATTCCTGTGTAGGAAGCTCCTCCTGAGGCGGGATGAACTCTACCGTAAAGTTCAGATTGTTATCCTCATCTGTCCAGTACGAGGCATGTACGTAGAGACCGCACTGCTTCTCGAATCGCTCAAGAACATTGTGCTCGTGAATGATGTCCTTTAGATTAACCCCCTGTGCCTCAGCGTAGAGTTGGTAGAGCAGAAACTTGGTCGATCGCTTGTTCGCAATCGCATCCAGGAACCTGAGCTTCATTCGGCAGCACTCTGCAGCAACAACCAGCTGATCCACGAGATCGTTTCCGATCTGCTCGTTAACCGTGTCGTTGCGCTGGTTGACATTGAGAAGCTCCTTAACATCCTGAGAACTGAGAACCGTCATTTTGTAATGATGTAGATTGCTCTGTCAAAACGAAATTCGTTTTACCGCTCATCCCAAAAAACTCAGCAGGAAAACATTCAGCAAGTGAGAGACCACAACGGCGGCAAGTCCGAGAGCGCCCGCACCCTGCCACGACACAACACCACCCGAAGTGTAGGCATTCGGGATGTAGCGGAGCAGAAGGTCACGGGGCGCCGACATGGACAGGATCACTGTCGCCAGAAAGAAGGAGATGTAGAGAGTCAGGTTCGCCCACATCAGTCGCATCATAGGGAGCGACGGCTTGAAAGAGGGCGCCATCTGGGTACGCTGGATGTGATCGGATCCAGACACGCCAGCCATCGGCGGCATTGACTGAGGGAGCTGGGGCGAAGGCAGGAGGGCGTCAAGCGAAGTCTGGTCGTCCATTGTTTATGAAGGAGACACGATTTCGCACGATGCATCTTCCACGCGATACTTGTAGCATTTGCCGTCCACCTTGACCGTCTTGGATTCAACGTCGGACAATGGAATACCAAGGATGCGGTAGGTGGCGTAGTTGCGATGAAAGAGCAAGACCGAGATACCCAGGCCGATAACAAATGAAAAGAACGGACTGGCTCGTTCAATAGCCCTGGTGATGTCAAGCATTACTTCTTGCTAAGACTTGCGAGAAGATTGAATGAGTCTGCCTCAGCTCCACATGGAACTTCAATGGCGTTGGTACGAATACATCCCGTATCTGTATGGAACACATCGGTATCATGAGGTGAAGGAACGGCAACCTGCTTGCGTGTAGGCGGAATCACAATACAGGCGATCAACATTCCGACAATCACTCCCGCAGCAATCCAAGCGAGATGGAACATTACTTTAATGAAACAACTTTTGCTGGCTGCAGTTCCATGTACTTGAAGATACCTAGGGCGATTGGCGTGGTAATCAGACCTGAATACGGGACCACTATAGCAAGTCCAGTCAGAACATACGCAACGATGATATGTCCCGTGAGAATCAGCAACCGATATGTGGCGGCAATGCTAAATACGTACAAGAGGGTCAAGACCATCTTTCCAAACAAACCCAGCGCTCCCAAGATTGTATTCGAAGCCGTGAAACTGGGCATCTTGAAGGTAGGAGCCTCACCGAACTTGACCTTCTGTCCATCGGGGATTGCAACGGTCCTCTTTTGACCCGTCTGGTCATCCGTGTAGGTCAACGTCAACCGACGACCTGTCACAATATTTGCCGAAGACTGCTTTTCTGCGACCTTCTGCTGAAGAGATGCAGACTCCAGCTGGTTCTGGTTGAACTTAATACACTTGTCATCTGAAGCAGTTCCGCAGATCTCAACAGCCTTCTTCTTGATATCTTCCTTCTCGGCATCGGTCAATGCAACATCATTGCTTCCAGACAGAAGATCAACGGCAGGGACTAATGTATTGTCGGCAACCAAGTCTAGGTATCCTGGCTTGGCCCTGTCTTGCATGGTTTTGGTGATGTCGGTTGTGGCACTTTCGTCGCCCCATGTGGCTTGGTTGATTACAATGCCCATTGTTAGTTAGCAAACACGAAATTCGCAAGACCAGACGTGATGCGCAGGAAGTTAATGGATTCCACGTAGACGCCCAGATTGTAGGTATATGCAAAGATCAGGTTCTCACCGTTTGAATTGCGAACAACTGTCACAACGCTGTCAGGAGGATAGAGCAGGGTTCCATCTGGATTTGTCAGCGCCAACTGAGCCGCCGTAATCACCACTGGATTGGCTGAAAACACGCTAGATTTCAGAATACATACCGTCTCTTGAGATGCCACTGCAGCAGCTGTGGGAAGTGGCTGCTGAAGACTCAGACGAAGAACAACTTTGTTAAACATGCTTCCGTTAATGGCTCCGCTGGGCTGATAGAGGTCGTTGTTGAGAGCAAACGAGTACATGTACACACCAGGCATCTGTGGGGAATTTCCAGTCGTATGCTTGTACATCTGAAGTAGCGAGAAGTACGAGGTAGGTTTCACAGCAAAACGCTCCTTGCCATCAAGCAGAAGCTGTCCGTTCGTGATTGGATCACGAGGGTAGATAGATGTGATCTGCTGCTGACCACTTGAATACAAGAATGTCTGCGACTCGTTTGAGTTTGTCACGGTTGAGAATGGATCATTTGCAGTTCCGTTTGTTGTAAATGGAGCACGGTTAGGATTGTCCCAGTTTGTATAATTGTCCCAGTCATTGGCCAGGATCTTATCGGATCGCTGAGATGACCAGACCAGACGTGTCACCAAGTTAAAGAAGGGAATCTGGATATCCGAGTTACCTCCATACTGACCAGGGTTGTTTGCATAGGTCACAGTCTTCACTAAGAACGTCTGATCTGCACTTGCGAGCTGTGCCATCTCCATCTCAGTCAGGTAGATGAAGTTGCCCTCCAGATACGGATCGGGAAAGAAGCTCGTCAGCGCAGGATTGGATGAGGCTCCACTTGCAGTAGGAGGAGACAGGAACCGACCGATGGACTGATCGGGTGTCACAGGGCGAATGCGCTGACCAAATGTGGATGAGGTAGGGACCGTGTCAATGATTGTGTACAGCTGATTCAGAGGGCGGTAGGTGACATTGATAAAGACATCCGAGTTCTGCATGGAAACCAGAGGCAGTGCCATTCCAGGATTCTCGCAGAACCAGAAGTGCAGAGGGATCACCAACTGCCGAGATCGGATTGATGGCTCAGGTGTCTTGGTGTTTGGAATTCCACCAGGCTGGTTCTGAGGCGTCACTGCATGAGGATACTGATTGATACGGTCATATGCATTCGCAGGATCCTTGATCGACGCAACATTTCCGACCATCTCATCCACGATCTTTCGCTTGTTGGGGTCGTGCGTCATGTACGAGTAGAACTTGAGCCACTCGCCCGTAAGTCGTTGAAGAACCTGACCGTTTGCTGTGATTTCAACATGGTCAATCAGGTTGTAGCCAATGTTTGACACCCACTGAAACTCGTATCCGATCGAGTTTGACCTCTGATCATATCCAGTTGGAGGAGCCACTCCAGCACCAAGATAAGCAAGCGGGGACCAAATATCGGGCAGAGTGATGATCAAATAGGTATCGTGAAGTAACTGTGCATAGCGATCAATCCGACACGAAATCGTTCGTGTAGTTGTGGGCGAGATCTCCAGACTGGAACTCGCAAATGTCATTCGGATTGCCTCCATTGCAAAGTTGGTGTGTCGCCGATAAACCGCCCGAAAATGCGTCAGAGACGGGTTTCCATTGACGAGCTCGTTCTGGGCTCCAATCGCAACGAGTTGAAGCAAAGCTCCAGGCATATTGTGTTAGAGATGAGATTAGACTAAATAGGTGGTTGTCGCAGTGTTCGCTGGGACGCAGCAGGCCGATGTATAGGTTTTTCCAAGCGTAGCACCGCCCAGTGTATTGATACCAACACCTCCGACAAACATATCATATCGATCTGACTTGTTGGCAAGTACGCCGATATACTGAGTGTTGCTACGGCGCTTCTGCGGAGGAGGGGCAACCGTTAGCGATTTCGCAATGATTTGACGCTTCATTTGAGTCAAATAGTCCTGGGCAGAGTTAACCTGCATTTGTGATTTACGGAGAGAAAAGGTATTCTTTATAATGAGGTTTGTTCTTGTTAGCACTCATGTGGATCAGACGACGGGGTACTCAAAGGTGGTGTACAATCTTCTCGGACAGCTCTCCAAGCTGGCTCCTGCTGTGAAGACGTATCATTTCGGATTTCAGCGCCATCCCGAGCGAGGCAATCTTCGCACGGTTCCAAAGGGCATTGTGTCCTACGATGCGGCTGCTAACGAGGACCCGAAGGAGGAGGGGTTTGGGTTCAACAAGATCTACGACTACCTCGAGATGGTGAATCCCGATGTAGTGATGATCTACAACGATCCTCTGATTATCCATCGGTTCATTGATGCGATGAAGTACAAGAAGGGTGAGACGTCGTACAAGCTGTGGCTTTACGTGGATCAGGTCTACCAGGGCATTGCTCCTCCTCTGATTGAGACCATGAACAAGAATGCCGATCGAATCTACCTCTTCTCAGAGCAGTGGAAGAGTGTCTATGAGACGTATGGCTCGTTCCCTACTCTCGGAGTGATTGGGCACGCAGTGGACAAGACTCTCTTCTCGAGGATCCCCAAGTCGGCTCGTTACGTTGTTCGTCGCAATATGGGTCTTGATGATAACTCGGTGCTGTTTGTCAACACGAACCGCAATACTCAGCGCAAGCGTCACGATCTGGCTGTTATGGCATTCGTCAAGCTGCTTGCCCAAGATCCGACCAAGCCGTATTATTTCCTTGTGGCAACGGGGCTTGATTCTCAGCAGGGTGCGTACTATGACATCGGCAGGATCTTCCAGACGGAGCTCAAGCGTCACAACCTTGATACGGACGAGAGCCTCGCAAAGCGCATGATGCTCGTGGACACGTCCAAGAAGCCGCTCAACGATTCGGCGATCAATGAGGTGTACAATGCAGGCGACATTGGAATCAATACGTCGGATGGCGAGGGGTTCGGTCTCTGTCAGATTGAGCACCTCTATGCAGGTGCGCCTCAGATCGTTACGGATGTCGGAACCTACCGTGACTTCATGGATGATAGCGTATGTGAGTTTGTTCCTCCAGGACAGCGTACATACTTCTCGGGAACGATGCCGCTTGGCCTCTTTTCCCCAGAGTTTAGCACAGATGACATCTGCAAGGCGATGTCGAATATGATCGATCGCCTTTCTGCTGCAAACGATGCGGCAGCCAACTACAAGTTCAAGACGTGGGATGAGGTGTGTGAGAACTGGATTGAGGATGTCAAGTCAGAAACTGAATCGAAGTAGGTGATGGCATAGTCCCCATTCGCAACAACCGCTTGTTATCATCCCATGCAGGGCCATCAAATACCTCCTTTGAATCGGGATCCACGATCAGTGACAACCCCTTGATCAAGACCTTCTGAAGTCTACGATGCTTCTTGGAGGTATTGCGCAGAACCGTCGCATCCAACTCTTCATTCTTGATGTTTGGACGGAATGCTAAATCCTCACCTGTAGCAGTGGTATCAAATCGCATACAAGATACCACTGGGCGCTCACGTGCATGGAGCTTGCGATGGATTTCGCAATCAACGGCCGACTCCTTCAGCAGCAATGCCATCCGCTGACTGATGCGTTCCTTCTCAAAGGCAGTCTCATAAAGATACTCATCCGTGGACATGAACGTCTCCACTGGATCACCCTCGTACCTCTTCATCACCATATCGTTACGACGAATCGCAACAATGTTCGGCGCATCCGCCGTCTTCATCTGGTCTTCCGTAAAGACCGAGATGTAGAAACTAACCTTGACCGTGCGATCTTCCATAGGCAGTGTTGCGTGGGAGCAGATACGAATCGCACGACCGATGACCTGGTCGTGACGAGCAGGAGTCCAGTGGGGCTCAACGATATGAACATGGCGCACATTGTTCAGCGTGATACCCTCAGCACCACTCGCAGATGCCATCAATACTTGTAGGATCTTCTTGGATCGCTTGGCAACACTTTCCTTCAGGGACGCAGGGAAGTTCTTGGAATACACACCGTTAAAGATCTGACGAGTCAGGTCACGCTCCTCGGCATTCTCCTCGCCCGTGTAGAACGTATACGCAGGGCGATTATCCATTGCGGGATCTTCCACCCACTGATTCGCTTCCTTCACGATCTTATACGGCTGCCATCCAGCAGCATCCAGAATCGCAGACAGAATTCCAAGACCCTCAAGCGACCGATACTGAGAATAGACGAACTGATTGTTGCCAACAGATGCCTTGATGTTCTTGAGGATTTTGAGCATCTTAGGACTGAACGACTCCAATGCCTTCTCAGACAGGTATCTCTGCGGGTGCGCACGAATTCGCTTGATGATCTCATCCTTGTCAGCCACGTTGTTCTCGGTGATACCCTCGGCGTTTGTCTCTCCGACCTTCAGGTCAGGAGGGATCGCATAGTCGCAGACCAGGCGGGTTGGAACACGGAAGGTGCTCAAGTTCTCATCCAGCTTGGATCGGCCACGACGGGAATCAATCTTCATCTCAATCCAACGGACTTCAAGGTATCGGTTGAACTGCTCAGGCGACATAAAGACCTTCTCAAGCGTCTTATCCACTTCAATACGACGAGGAAGGAGGCGCTCATCGGCACCCTTGAAATAGGACACCAAGCCCTGAATGCGACGACGGAACATCATTGGGTTCTTGATGTTCAGGCCATCCAGGAACAAGTTCGCAAACTCTTCATAGTCTGTCGGCAAGCACTGAAGCTGCTCTGTCGTAACCCTCTCGGTGTTGATTTCACCGCCACCCACATCGGTCTCGATCTTGTTCTTGACGGATGCCACCCAGTCTGCAGCCTGAGGAATGAAGGCCATATCCTTCATGTACTGAACCGCAACCCGATCACCATCACCATTGTAGGTTGAGCGGAACTGGGGCGGATTACGAGTGACCATGACGTACTTCTTGATCGCATTGAACTCAATCGTGTCCACCTCAGGCAGACCACGGAGTGCCTTGGTGATCTTCTCTTCATCCCATGTCGGAATGGTCTTGAACGGGATCGTGATGCGCTCAATCGGTCCACGGAGGAGGTTCATCATGTACGCAATCTCATTTGGTGAGTTGATGATCGGAGTTCCAGACAGGAGAACAATCTTGCAGCGTTTCGCATTGTAGATCGCATCGTAGAGTTTGCTGGTAATCTCAGACTCATTGATCACACGGGAAATCAAGTTATGCGCCTCATCCACAATCACTACAGAATCATCATACATTCCCTCAGCCGTGTATTCGCCGATATTGGACCGTGTCAGACCATTGTACCGAACAAAGTTGAACCGCTGTTCCAGAACATCCTTGATCTGCTCACGAATCTCCTTCTTGTCGTTGGTAGCCAAACTCTCAAAGTTCGGGGTCTCACTGGGTGTCGTCACGTAGATCTTTCCGTGCTTGTCCATGAACTTGTCCGAAATACCAAGCTTCTTGCCGTCAGCCCTGACTTCATCGGTCAGAGTGCGTGACGTCCAGTGGTTCTCCACAGCATAGATCGGGTCGCCGCACTTCTGCAGCTCCTCACGATAGTTGGCTTCAAGGGATGCAGGGACCATCACAAAGACTTTGCTGGTGCTCAACAGCGACTCAGCCACTGCAATAGACGAGCATGTCTTACCTGATCCGAGACCGTGGTAGACTAGCAACCCACGGTATGGTGTCTCAATCTTTAGGTAGTCACGGATGATTTTTTGGTAGGGAAACAACTCTCGTCCTGTTCCAGTCCGCTGCATACAGAGGTCAATGTTCTTATCCTCCTCGTCCAGGGGATCCTTGTCTTTCGCTCGGTAATCGGACTTAATGAACATTCGGGTGATGGCATCAGAAAATGCCTTCCTGTTAGGGAGCACATATGCAGGGGCTGCCCTCATTGTGTTTGGTGCGGAACTTTTTACACTGCTTCATACAATGGATTTGACCCGACGCAATCATCGGATATGGATGATTACTATCTACTTGTTCCTTATGGCTGGATTCCTCTACCTGAAACCTTCCATCGCCTTTGGGCGTGAGGGAAGGATCCGCCCGTTCGGGGCTACGGATCGTGAGGCAACTGTGTTTCCGTTGTGGTGGTGGGTCTTTGTGATCAGTGTGACTGCATATTGCGCCACTGTGTATCTTGCGGGATTCCGCTTCACATCCTAGTCAGAGGATAACCCCTGCGAGTATCATCAAGACAGTTGTAGTAGGCGGCCACAATTGGAAGGTAGACGTGCTGGTCCTTGCAGCGCTCATAGATGTCCTCAATGAAAAGACCATCTGCCCAATACGGTTCCTCCTGCCAAGGACGACACATGTGTCTGGGCACAATGTACTGTGCCGTATCAATCTTGCGAAGACGAGGCTCCTCACCACCCATGATTCCACCAGGCTTGTTTGCAAACATATCCTGTCGGAGCTGATCCCACGTATAGTAGTGATCTTCGTCAAACTTGTTAACGATCGTCCAGAAGTTCGGGTGAATGATGTTATCGTCATCCAAAAAGTAGACCATACCCCCAGTCACATGCATAAGTCCTGCGTTTCGCTGACTGTTTCCAGAGCAGGTTCCAGGAGGACTGATGTGACCGTATTCAACGATCTTAGGATGGTTAAAAACTTGGTCGTAAATCCCCCTCGTCTTGGTCGTATCGTGAACAATGATCCACTGATGGATCTTGTCCCAGTTAATAGACTGGTAGATCTCCTTTAGGTTCTGAGGCCTTGAGCAGGGTGTGATAATCGTAATCATTACTTATTTGCCTTGCCATCGTTTAGACTGTTTCAAACGTAGTTACAATTGACTTTAGCTGTTCCAACATTGCCTTTCGCTGAACGTGATGAGGTCTAACAAGATCATCACATTCTTCAAATGACTTCCATGAAATTCCAGAGATCTCCCTGCGCTGCATGGGGGTAAATCGCTGGGTAAGATCAACCATGTCTGGACTCTTCAGCAGAGCCACAAAGTAGATGTGGCGATACTGGATTCCATTCAACCCTTCAAATGTCTCTTCTAACCGAATATTGCGGAGAACAAGATAGGAGTCACGGGGAATGTTAGTCTCCTCCCCGAACTCTCGGATCGCACAATCAACATCCGACTCTCCACGATGTCTCCTTCCCTTTGGAAATCCCCATTCTGGCTCCTGATAGGTGGATGGATTATTCGCAACAAGGCTCTGGCGGTCAAGAACGTTGAACTTATGTTGCGACGGCTCATAATCCCCAGAACTACGATCCTCTCCCCAGACTGACCTCCACACGGTTTCAAACGGCTCGTTCGCAATCATCTGCTGCTCGTTGATTGTCATGTTTCCGATAAGTCGGTTCACGTAGTCGGTGTCAGATGGATCGTACTTGCCTCGCATGAACTCTGCAAAGCTCATGCTGTCCTTCCGTCGGATCATAATGAGATTGGTGTTAGAAATAACAGGTAAGCTTGGACTTTGGATAAGAATGATTCCACATGATAATACTGGGTCGTTGCAAGATCGGAAGAGATGACCTTTCGCACCGCAATTATTACAATACATTAGGATTTGTGGTCTTGGTGGTGGAGCTATCCGTTTTTCCATTGTTACTACTCTAAACTTCCTTTGTAAGTGATACATAAATGGGAGGATCAACCTCAAAACCATTCTATGGCCCCATATACGGTCCGTCCATGGAAGTGCCTAGCTCTGGATTCAATGCGATGAGTGTTGTGTCAAAGGCTTTAGTGGTGATTGTCGGCCTTCTCGTTATCGTGTTTGCGGCGGCGTTTCTTTATAACTTGTTTGCACCAGCGGGTAGCAAAACAGTCCTGGGAACAACGTCCTCAGCAGACCAGGCGCCTGTTCCAGTGGATGGAAAATCGGCAACTGTAATCCCAGCTGCAAATGCTCCGATTACAAGTGGAGCCGATAATGGTGTTCAGTTTTGGATGTACATCAAGGACTGGGACTATAACTTTGGAAAGGAGAAGAGCATCCTTGTTCGCAAGGATTCCACCAATCCTGCACTTGTGAATCCTAGCATCTCTCTTCACCCCACGGACAACAGCCTTAACGTGAAGGTATCCATCTACTCGTCTGGATCTGGAGGACAGGCATCAACGCCGTCAGGAGCAAATGATGCCTCTGCAACAGGAGACATCTACACATGCACGGTTGAGAACGTTCCTCTGCAGACATGGTTTGCAGTGTCAGTGACTGTGTTCCAGCGTAATCTTGACGTCTACATCAATGGAAAGCTTGTGAAGTCATGTGTCCTGCCTGGTGTCCCTCGCCCTGCTGCTGGTGATGTCACGGTCGGAGGCAATGGCGGGTTCTCTGGATCTGTCTGCAATGTCCATATGTATTCCACTATGCTAGGACCTTCGGATGCGTCTTCGTTCTTTTCCGCTGGAACCAACTGCGCATCGTTCGCTCAGCCTGCATCTACAAATACAGCAACCACTGGATCCAAGATAACTCTCTTCGGATACACGTTCACGTTTGGAGTCAAGGACTCTTCGGGCAATGAGGTGCAAAAGTATTCATTCTAAACTATAATGAAAATTCTACTGAAATGTCCAACTAGATCAAGACCTACACAGTTTTTAAACGTACTGCAAAAATACGTTTCTCTTGCGAACCGCCCAGACCTTTTAGGTGTGTGCGTTTCGTGCGATAAGGACGATCAAAGTATGACGGCTCCAGAAGTTCAATACTCGATCAAGAATATCACCAACGTAACAGATTGGAGTAAAATCTATTATGGGAACAGTACGACCAAGATTCAGGCTGTCAATGCAGACATAGACTCGGTTTCGTGGCCTTGGGATATTGTTGTGGTTGTTTCTGATGATATGGTTCCTCAGCTCAAAGGATACGACGATGTAATTCGGAATCATATGCTAGCCAACTTTCCAGACACCGATGGTATTCTTTGGGCAAATGACGGTACTCAGGGTCATAAACTCAATACCATCTCTATTCTTGGTCGGACCATGTACAACTCGTTTGGGTATCTCTATCATCCTGCATACAAGAGCCTGTTTTGTGATACAGAGTTTACCGATATCTGTAATGGACCGCTTGCTTCGAAGTGCAGCTATATTCCCTACATGTTGATTCGTCATGAGCATCCTGGAACTGGATTTCCCGAGAAGGGCGATGCATTGTACGCAAGGAATCAGAAGTATTGGGCTGAAGATATGGAGACCTATATTTCTAGGAAAAAGTACAATTATGACTGGTCAATTCTGATTCCTACACTCGTTGAGCGTAGTGGAAAGCTTAGTCGGCTCCTCTCTTCGATCCATGAAAAGCGAAAGAGAATCTGCCCTGATCTAAAGATTGAGTTCTGTATCTCATGCGATAACCGTGAGAAGAGTGTTGGTGTCAAACGTGAAGAGCTTCTCAAGGGAGCGAGGGGGAAGTATATGTCGTTTGTAGACGATGACGATGATCTAACGGATGCATATTTTGAAGACGCTCTTGCATGTATTCGAGGCGAGTTTCATGTATGTCGTCTTCGTGGGCAAATGTCTCAGTACACGTTCACACATAGTGTTGAGAACAAACTCACAGATCCAATGGCTCGAGATGATGTCTTCTTACGTCCACCAAACCATCTGAACGTAATGTTGACAGATATGGGGAATTTAGTTTCTTTCAAAGACGCTACCCGTGGAGAAGATCTAGACTGGGCGATTCGTCTTGCAAAGTTGGGGTTTCTACGAACTGAATACCAATCCGATGAATCGAGGATTCATTATATTTATAATCTAGGTGATCGTAGTGTTCACCCGTCGACTCTCAAGTATCAGCGGGAGACAAACTATGAAACTATGCTTAGTGTAGTATTCACCCAAACTGGCGCTGTAGCACCAACTCCTAAAAAGAGCGGATTCAAATTAACTACGAGGGGGTTTGTTTCTACGTAGAAAGTAATGCTTACACTCGTCCTTGGACTTGTCGCAATCGTCTTACTAGGTGTTATTATCTGGCGTGTGACCAGCGCACCTGGCAAGAAGACGACTGATGCGATTGATATTGCGGCTGGGTCAGTGTCGGGAAAGGATCAGAGCACGTTCACTGGTTCCATTCCTCGCTCGTTTAACCAGTCTCAGGGAGCCACGTTTACGTATACTGGGTGGCTTCTCGTCAATGACTTTACCCTGAACTACGGACGCAAGCGTGTTATCTTTTCAAAGGGTGATTGCCCAGGACTGTACCTGGACACGACATCGAACAGTCTGCTTGTGGTTGTGAACACCTACGGAAACCAGGAAAGTGTTCTGATTTCCAACCTTCCTGCAAAGAAGTGGATTCACTTTGCCATCGTCGTAGATCAGGATGCGGTTGATATCTACATCAATGGAATTGTTCGTCAGCACCACACACTTGCCCAGCTTCCTCATCAGAATGACGCACCTATCACACTCGGTGGGACACAATGGGACGGTGTGTTAGCAAACCTACAGTATACTCCTCGTTCGTTGTCAGCAGGTGAAGTAACTGCATTGACAGCGAATGTTCCTACGGATGATTTACATCCGACACCGTCTGGTCCTGGATACTTTGATATGACTTGGTACGTCGGTAGAACTTAATCTTTGCCTCAAATAATGAGTGCTGGTGGTCAAAATAGTCTGACTTCAACCGATGGAACATCGTCGTTTAAGGGAATCACAGGTATGCGGATCAGGGATACGTCTGATGTTGTTGCACAGATCCGTGTGCGTCAAATCTACCAATTGTTCAACTCAAATGCACCCAACGCTGTTCGTCCTCGGATTCGCAACGGTAATGACGTCTACATTCAGTTCCTCCAAGGTGTTAAGGAGGTGTCTTCTAATGTGACGGGTAATGTTGCATGTACTGCGTGTGCTGGTCTTGCTTACAACAATGGAGTTCTCACCTTCAGGAACGGGAACTATCCTCCTGTGTAGGCTTGAGCTTCTTAAGCGCATTCCTCAATGTCTTCCTACGTACCTTTGTATCACCTGGATTATAGCTGAAAAAGTACTCCAAATACTCAGGGGACGATTTGTTCTTTGACAGCTCAGCATACAACTCTGCCTTATTCCGTTTCATCTCTACAAAGCTCTCTTGCACTCCAAGGCAATCCTTGGGTGTCAAGATCGCAAAACGACGCTTCTTCTTTGAATGAGCTACATCTACCAACCGCTGAGCAATGCACAGGATCCTTGCAATGTTTTCCTCAGATGCACCCGAATACAGGTAAGAAAAGAAGAACTGAAGTGTCGTAGGGATGCTGGCTACCCTCACTCCATTGTCCATCAGGTGGTAACTATGGCATGCGGTTGTCTCGTAGAAACGCAGCATAGACTTCTTGCCGTCTTTTCCAAGTACATTGATACGACGGGGTAGAATCTCGTTTTCCTCGTCAATCACGACCTTTTCGCCCTTTGTCAGCCGCTCAATGACTTCCTTTTCAGCAAGAAGGGCAACGGGTGTGGTCCAGTTCTTTCCAAGATGGATCTCATAGGAAGACACTCCAAGCAGAACAACTGGTTCATTCTTCAGAAGACGAATAATACCCTTCTGTTGCTCATCTGTGAGTTCAGCGTGATCCTTTGAGCCCTTGTTAGGACATGTTGCTGGATGGGCTTCATTGAGCAGCTCAAGTCGCTTGTACACCTTCTCCCAGCGAGATACGTCACCACGGGGGCGAGATAGCTCAAGATACATAGACATCCGCAGGAAGTTCGGAGGGACATAGTGAATTCCATCACGAACAATATCCTCATTCCAGAGACGATCAAAGATCACGTCGTCTAGGTGAGTCACATCGGCAACTCCAGTGAAATCTGCAAATACTTTGAACGTTCCGAGGTGCATACCTGGCTTCACCTCAACATTGGTGAGTCCGTGTGCAACAAGCTGGTTTGCGATCATCATGGAATGTTCCTGAGGAGTCTTGCTGAAAAAGTCATAGTCAGGAACGTCGACCGTCGGGTCGTAGAATCGATCCTTCTTTGGCAGCAGGTTGTTGATGGCCGTTCCACCGTAACAAAGAACGGGGTGGTGCTTCAAGAACTCCTCCACCACTGCCAAACTTGTTTTAATGCCAGGGTCGGCGGCGGCGGTCTTGTTGTTCTCCTCTTCAAGTTCTTTGACAAGATCCTTGATATCCTCCATTAAAAATGGATATCATTTTGTTTTTAAACTAAGCAATCAGCAAGAATGGCACCCAAACGATACAATCTTCGTAACCGCAAGGCACCCGTCGTTTGGGTCGATGACGACACACTTAAGACCAAAGAAGACAGTGAGTCCGAAGTTGAAGATTCCGAGTACGAGCAGCCGACCGAAGAAGAGTCTGAGGACGAGAGTTTAGCCGAGGAAGAGGAAGAAGAAGAGGAAGAAGAGTCCGAGGAGGAGTCAACACTCAAGCTCCCCAAGGGTGCCAAGGTGTCTGTCAAGCTCCACATCCACTCCTTTGACAAGCGTGGCCCTAGCCGTGTTGACATCGAGGAGGAGTCTGAGTCCGAGGCAGAGTCCGAGGAAGAGGAAGAGGAGTTCATCGCCCACCTCATGGACAAGTATGTCAACAAGAAGCGTGGATCAAAGCGCAACAAGAAGGAGAAGGAGGAAGAGTCAGATCCTGACACCCCCGCCCTCCGCCTCAATGAAGAGGAAGAGGAGTACTATGAGGAGCTGTCCAAGAACAAGCGCCGTAAGCTCAATGAGCAGATGAAGGGGCTTGCCAAGCTGGTCTCAGATGGCGAGGTTCCCTACAAGTTCCGTGTGCTTGCCCTCCCGATCCCTGACGCACTCAAGGCCTCTGTCATTCGCAAGATTGACATCCTCAACGAGATGGATCCTGATAGTGGAGAGGTTCACAAGCTCAAGACTTGGGTGGATGGCTTTCTCCGTGTGCCGTTTGGGAACATCGTGCCTCTGCCTGTCAAGTTCAACGAGGATCGTGCCAAGTGCTCCAAGTTTCTCTCGGACACACAGGCCACTCTGGACAAGGCCGTCTATGGCATGAACCCTGCCAAGGCGCAGATCATGCAGATTGTGGCTCAGTGGATCGCAAATCCTAGTTCAGTAGGCAATGTGATCGCCCTCAAGGGACCGATGGGTGTTGGCAAGACGTCCTTTGCCCGTCATGGAGTGGCTGAAGTTCTCAAGCGCCCGTTCGAGTTCTTCTCTCTAGGTGGTGCATCAGACTCTGCGAACTTTGTGGGTCACTCCTACACCTACGAGGGAGCTACATGGGGTCGCATTGCTGACTCGATCATGTCGGCTCGGTGCATGAACCCCGTGCTGTACTTTGACGAGCTGGACAAGGTTTCTACGACGGCTCATGGCGAGGAGATCATCAGTATGCTGATCCACCTGACGGACAGGTCGCAGAACTCTCACTTCCACGACCGCTACTTTGCAGGTGTTGATTTTGATCTGAGCCAGTGCCTCTTCGTGTTCTCGTTCAATGACGAGTCCAAGGTTCACCCGATTCTGAAGGATCGTATGCAGGTGATCACGTGCACGGGCTACACGGCAGAGGACAAGAAGATGATTCTGAACCAGTATGTCTGGCCCCAGGTGCTTGAGCGTATCAATATGAAAAACGAGCTCACGATCACCGATGAGGCGATTAAGTTCCTGATTTCCGAATACTCTGCCGAGGAGGAAGGTGTTCGTGTCCTGATCCGTGCTGTGGAGACGATGGTCACTCGCATCAACCTTCTGAGGATTGCTGATGAGAAGACTGCAAAGGGATATCCATTCTACAAGGACATCAAGCTTCCGATGTCGATTACGCCCGATGACGTCAAGGCGCTCTTGGTTGAGACAAAGCAGGTGAACGAGTCATGGCGTCACCTCTACACTTGAATCCAACTATTCTCGGGGATCTTAAAAGTAGCCACATAAGGCGCCTCATCCAAGATGGCAAACATACATGTAATCACATCATTTTTCACTGAAAGGTTGATGCAGAATTCAATCAGCTTTGAATAAAACAGGAACGGAACCGATATCCTCTTCGGGGCATAGGTTGTGTTGTCCAGAACCACGATACAGTGATAGTAGACGCGAGGAGTTGCACCAATCACAAAGTGAGCAAGCGCCCATAACTCATTCTTTACGACGATCGGTGCGGCGGATCCACGCAGGTTCTTGAAAAACCAAGGGGTCTTGTGTGTTGTGTGGAGTACCAACTTGGAATCAACAAACTTACCAATCTGAAGCGGGTGCCAAAAGTAGATTGCATTATCTGTTCCTGAGATGGGTAGCCAGTTCTTTTCACATCCAGCATTTGTTGGCGATTCCATCACAACACAGTCCGAGTAACTGGCCGTGTCTGGATTGTAGTGACCCCGAATGATCGACAGTCGGTCAGAATACTCTCCCGCTGTTGCGAGAAAGCAAAGCTCTCCCTTTGCGTTACGGTAGATACGAACGTCTTCAAGACCATTCACGTGGGTCTTTCGGCGAGGAAGAGTCACTGTCTCATCCTTCATCAGAACCATCTCACCCGTCGAAACATTGTAGCAGGCATTGTTCGTTTCAACCGTGTTGTTCTCAGAATAGAGACCATTCTTCATCGTGTACGTGGTGTTTGTGTGGTTCAGATTGTAGTTCACATATCGAATGTTGTGGTAGTTTCCACACACTGAAATCGCAGTAGGGTGAAAGTTCGGCCCAAAGAGATGGCGATGAATTGCAAGTGGCTTGGCATCCTTTGCGATCGGATCAATGTAAAACTGCAGATTGTTGTACACATTCTCAAGGTTATGGGTCTTTTTCATCAGATAGGTAATCGAATGAACAAGTGACTCATGACGACTAGACATCGTGTAGAAGCGACAGATCGTCTCCTCATAGTCAAAGAGTCCAGTGTAGATATCGTTCTCAATGAACAGAGCATCTTTTGAGTGAGGGATTCGCTTACCCATCTGGATATAGTGCATTGCCTTGTAGTGATCTCCGTTACACCTCAACTGCTTCACAAGATGATAAATAGCCTCTGCACGACCAGGATGAAAGTCATATGCCTTCAGAACCCACTCCTCAGATGCACGATAGTTCTTGAGTACCTCATAGGTCTTTGAGATCATGTAGTAAGAATACCACACTTCTTCGAACCATCCACCTGCCTCAATACGACGCTTGTACCACTCAATTGCCTTCTCCCAGTTACCAAGTCCGTGATGTGTCTGTGCAAGGTAGAACATGTATCGGACACTCGTAGGATCCTCTTCAAGTCCACCCTCAAGAAGAGCAAGATCACGAGTAAACTTGTCTGCCTTACACCCGCCATCGTTGCGATCATCAATGCGACAGATATCCCTTGAAAGCGGAGTACACTCACCATCCCAGTATTCGTGCGTCACACCTTTGCAGACCCAGTCGTAATCCATGCGAACGAGACGGGTATTCGGATACTCAAGATTTCCGTTATTCTGGACAACCGTGTATCCAAGTCCCCCAAGCGTCTGATCCAGAAGCGACCCAGAAATAAACATCATATCTGCGTCCAACAGAAGACCATATGTGTTCTTGAGATCCCAATTCTTTGACTTGACAAACGCCTGCGCATTCTGGAAACTAATTGTGCGATTGTGACCAAAGTTCTTCCACTCACATGTATTCACGCATCCAACACGACCAACCAAAAACTCATTGGCAAGTTCAACGGTCGTATCTGATGAGCCCGTATCAGTGATACAGAATGCATCAACGACCCCCTCTACTGCCTCCAGACATCTCTGGATGATTTTCTCCTCATTCTTGACCATCAAAATGAGGACAATCTTCATGCGTCCGTATTGACATTCCTCTATTCGCTCTGTCTAAGTAAATGACCACTGATTTCGTCAAGCAGTCTCTTCGTGAGAACCTAAATCGTGTTCTTATTCCTCACGTCGCCGATGGTCTCTGGAGCATCTATGATAATGCTAAGACTGCCTGTATCCGCAATAAGCAGCCTGGCGAGACTCTGAAGACGTTTCAGAATCTCCTGACCCGTGTTCCCCAGTGGACTGACGAGCTGCTTGAGAAGGAGGTTGCTCGTATTGAGAAGGCGTCCAAGTGCGAGTACATGGATGACCTCCTGCTTGGTGTCTTTGTTAGCTACATCCGTGCCTTTGCGTCTCTGCGTCAGTCTGAGGAGGCTCAGATTCAGGTTGAGTTTGATCGCCCGCCCCTGTCCAAGTTCATCTTTACGCTCTACAAGGCTGCTGCTCGCAAGTGCTGGTCTAATGCATATCTGTTCAAGACGATTGAGGTTTCGTCTGAGCAGCAGTCTCGCAACCGTCGTGATATCGAGACGATGCTCGGAGGTGTCCTAGATGAGGTGATTGACAGCTTTATCCCGTGGAAGGACATTAGCAAGGCTTACTTCCAGGCTAAGACGCCAGTTCCCGAGAAGCGCCCTGATACGCCTATGCCGCCCCCAGAGGAGCCGCCGAAGCCTACTCTGAGTTTCGGAGAGTCTGAGACGGTGGAGTTTGAGACGGACAATGAGGATGATGAGCGCCCCCGCCTCACTCTGGGTGATGATATCCAGATTGACCTCGGAATTGAGAGTGAGGATGAGGAGCCTGGTGCCAAGCCCGAGGG